GGTTATATGAAGACAGAGTCTTCACTGATTATGAAGATTATTATGGTTTCATCTATGAGATTACCTGTAAAAAAACAGGTCGATCTTACATTGGTCGCAAATATTTTACAAAAGCGAAAACTCTACAGCCATTGAAAGGCAGAGTCAACAAAAGACGAAGTAGAGTTGAGAGTGATTGGCAAAATTATTGGGGATCGTCAACAATCCTACAAGAAGATATAATACGAAAAGGCGAAAGTAATTTCGAGAGAAAGATACTTCGTCTTTGTAAAACTCGTGGGGAGGTTAATTACTGGGAAGTTAAATATATGTTTGAATTTGATGTGCTAAACGCAAAACTTCCTAATGGTGAGTACAAATATTATAACGAGAATATTATGATTAAATTTACAAGATCTAATATAGGAGGATAATATATGTGGAATCTTACTGATATAAAAGAATGGATAATTGACACTAAGGACAATATCGTTTGGAAGTGGCAAGATTTATCCAAAAAAAATAAAATTGTTGTAGTCGGAATACTGGCTCTAGCAATATGGGTTATATGTACACTAATATAACTAATAATACTGGGTGCTTCGGCACCCAGTGTAAAGGAGGGCAATTATGTTCATGAAGATATTAATGTTGGGGACTGCCCTAACTATATCTGCCATTGCTGCATATTACTCGATTATCGGATTAGCAACTATTTTTGCTGCAGCAGTGATACCAGTTATAGTAATGGGATCCGCAATGGAAGTAGGAAAACTGGTCACAGTAGTTTATTTACATAGATACTGGGACGAATGTAAAATACTACTCAAATCATATTTAATGTTCGCTGTGTTTTTCCTAATGTTTATTACCAGTATGGGAATATTTGGTTTTTTATCAAAGGCACATATCGAGCAAACTGCTCTATCAGATGAGCAGATAGCATTAGCCGAAAGTATTGATGATAAACTTGTTCGTTCACAAGTTAAAATCGACAGGTGGGATGCTGAAATCGATAGACTATTACAACCAAATAATGAACGAGTTGATGTACAAATAGGAAACGAACAGGAAAGACTAGATGCATTATACGATAGGATTGCTGAAGAAAAGAAAGCAGCAAACGATGCGTATAATCAAAAACTAAAAACAATTAATGAAACTGTCACTGGGTTTGGCTCAGGTGCTGCCAAAAGAGAACAAGTAGATGCAGCAAATGCTGAACTTAAAAAAGAACTTACTGCTATCGACAGAAAATATAATACACAGATAGGAGAACTAGAAGAAGTAATAAAATCTTATCGTATTACTGCCGAATCTAAAACTGATGATATAGATGGTAAGGTGGCAACACTTGAATCTAATGTAGAAACTGAGCAAGTTATTGTTGATGCACTAATCGAAGAAAAAATGGTTTATGAAAAAGAGTTTCGTAAACTTGAAGCTGAGGTTGGACCAGTCAAATATATTGCTGAGTTAGTATATGGGGAAGCCAATAAATCAGTACTCGAGGATGCTGTAAGATGGGTAATTATTATTCTATGTATTGTATTTGACCCACTTGCTGTGGCTTTACTTATTGCTTGGAATGGTATGATTGCCCAACCAAGACGAAAAATTCCTGAAATTCCTGAGAGTATAATGAATGTCAGTGATGATGCAAGATATTACTGGCAAAAAATACAAGAAGATCGTAAGGTAAAGGCACATGTTGACAATCTACCAGAGAAAAGGGAAGATCGTCCTGGACCAAGTATAGCTGAAAAGCCAAAAGAAGTGGATCCAGACAATGAACCATACAATCCTGAAAGTTATGAATTAAGATCTGATATTAAGGAAATTATCAAAAAGAAAGATACTGAGAACCCTAAATAGTCGTCTAGAGTGAACTTTTTGTAATGATGTGTTTAATCATTAAAGGTGCACTAAAAGATGGCAAAAAAAGATTTTGATTTAGATGGCGATGGAATCACTTCGAAAGAAGAGATCGAAGCAGCCAAATTACTCAAAGAAGCAGAAGCAGCAGAAGAAAAAGCTGACACGCAGAAAGCTATGGCATGGGTCGCTATGATATCCATGCTTGGCTTTACTCTATTTTTATTCCTACCTTTTATGTCCAATGAACGAGTCTCAGCACTCGGAGATCTGCTTGGTCTATTTTATATAGCACAAGCTGGAGTCGTTGGAGCATATATGGGTATGTCTGCTTACATGAGTAGAAAATAACAGACTCGGTTTTATGGATGAGATATTTTTACTAATAGGAGAACTAGGACTGCCCATAGCAGGATGTATTGCTGGTGGGGCATTCATATACATTATCCTAAAATACATCCTATCAGGTGTCACTGACCAAGTGAAGACCATGCATGGGATTATATCCATGCTCGACAATCGTATCAAAAATATGAATAATGATATGATAAAGCTCGACATACTTATTTCACATTCACTTAATTTAAAACCTGACGAGGAAAGAATTGCTCGTGCCGATGGGAAAGAAGATGCTCGGCGTGATTGAAATAATAAATGAATATGGCTTCCCGATAGTGGCTGTGGTTGGTATGGGCTGGTTTATCTGGTTCATATATAACTACATTACCAACTTAATAGCTGAAAAGCTAGACCAAGCCAATGTAGTTTTAATAGCATTGATAGATAGGATTCGTATGTTAGATAATGATATTATAAGACTGAAGTCAAAGATTAATACAGTAATAGAATTACAAGAATTACAGAAGAAACAGGATGAAAAAAAGGATGAAAAAACTAAATAATAGTATGAAGATTCTAGCATTTTTGCTACTATTACCGAGCATAGCATTAGCTGATGCTCTGGTTTTCGAGTTTGGGAACCCAGCTTTTTCTGGTTCAGGATACAGTTCCCATGTATTGAGTGTTGAGCAACTGCAATATTCAAGAGGACAAGATGTAAAAGATGCAGCAAAAAGCGATGCTGCTAGATTAACAAGGGAACAAGAGAATACTACAGTTGCTAAGTTTATTAAAAATGTTGAATCCAGAATTTATGCTAACTTGTCGAAGCAGTTAGTGGATAATATGTTCGGTACAAGTTGTGACAGTACAACTACGAACTGTCCGACAAGTGGTACTTCAGAGGTCGAGGGTGCTACTATCTATTGGGTAAAGGATACTACAACAGAAATTATAACTCTTACCATCACAGATGAAAATGGATCTGTGACAAGCATGAGCGTACCTATCGGCGATTTTGTTTTTTAAAGGGAGTTGCTCAGTGCACAATTTATATAAAGGCATAGTATTGTTGGGTCTGTTCTTTTTAGCAGGTTGTGCTACCACACCTGAGAAAATAAATGACTACAAGGAGATGGGTGCTTTCCATCATGCTACTCCTACAAATAAATTACTGATTGATTTACCAGAACTAGACCAAGAAATTATGACGATTGCTGTTTATAATTTTAGTGATAAAACTGGACAACGAAAACCAAGTCAAAAGTTTTCACAATTATCAACTGCTGTGACTCAAGGTCCAGAAGTTTGGGTGATACAAGCACTAAAAGAAGCTGGTAATGGTACATGGTTTAAAGTTGTTGAACGAGGTGGCTTAGATAACCTCGTAAAAGAAAGACAATTAATACGATCCACTAGAGAATCGTATGAAGGAAACGAAGCAAATAAAAATAGTTTAAAGCCACTATTATTTGCTGGATTAATATTAGAAGGAGGAGTTGTTTCCTATGACACTAATATTGATACAGGTGGCTTCGGTGTAAGATATTTTGGTATCGGTGCTCATGAAGAGTATCGAGTTGACCAAGTGACTGTCTCGATGAGAGTTGTAGCAGTACAAACAGGAGAAGTAATCCTAGCTGTAAATGGTACAAAAACTATCGCATCTCACAAGACAGGAGTTGATGCCTTTAGATTTATAGATATGGGCACAAGAGCGATAGAGGTTGAGAGTGGGGTAAGTGCAAACGAACCTGTAAATTATGCTATAAGATCTGCAGTAGAATACTGTATTATCGAAATAATAAAACAGGGCGAGCAAAAGTCACTCTGGAAATTTAAACAGGAGAAAAAAGAAGATGAGGGAATACATTAAAACAGCTATATTATTTGTCCCTTTGTTATTTGCTGGTAGTTTTTTGATGGCGAATGATGTCTATGTCACGCAAAGTGGTGATACACTTGACTTAGATATTACTCAAGATGGTCAAAATAACACTATTGGTAATTCTACGACTGCTTCCAGTTCGACAGGTGCCACCACTACATTAAACATTGACCAAATAGGAAACTCGAATGTTATTACTTACCAGATTAATGGTGCTACTTATAGTGGTGTTATTAATTTAGTTGGTAATTCAAACAATGTTGATTTAAACTGTGATAGCCAAGGAAACAATAGTTCTTGTGGTACTGCTAATGCAGTAATTAATTTTACAGGTAATTCAAACGACATCGATTTAGATATTGGTCAAACTGCAGCAGCAGGTAATGCTGATGTAGATATAGTTGGTCAGTCTGGTTCCGACAGTAATGTCGTTGCAGCAACAGTAGATGGTACAAGTGCCATCCTGACAATAACTGTGAATGGTGACACTAACAACTGGTTGATAGACATGGATGGCAATGGTGATGTTAATGGACATACTCTGATACATACTCATACTGGCGGAATCGCTGATGTGGATATAGTACAAAGTGGTATTAATGACCAAATGATTACACTAACGACTAGTGGTGATAATCATGACATCGATATTAGCCAAACTGATTAATTCGTAAAGGTTTGTTATGAGTTTGAAACTCGCTATACCAATGACGATATTTGGCATGCTTCTACTATGCTCACAAGAAGCTAAAGCCGATATTGGTAAAGTCACTATCCATCAAGGAAGTGGGTTTATTGAAAGAAAAGCTGATGGCGAGTCAGTAAACACTACAGAAGATTTAGATGTTTTCAGCTATGACACTGTAAAGACTGGTGATGGTAAAACTTCTATAGACTTCGTAGATGATACAAGGGTAGATGTCACAGAACATTCTAAACTAATCATTGATGAATTCGTTTACGATCCTAAAGCTAAGACAGGAAAACTGTCATTGAAAGCAAGTTTAGGAACAATCAGATATGCTTCAGGTCAGATAGCAAAGAACTCAAGGCAAGATGTTAATATCACTACACCTACAGCAACTATCGCTGTAAGGGGAACTGACTTTAGCATGACTGTTGATGAGATTGGTGGTTCTACAATTATATTACTACCAAGTTGCGACTCTACTGGTGCTTGCTTTGTAGGTGAGATATCAGTAGAATCAGATATAGGTCAAGTAATACTTAACCAAGCATTTCAAGCAACAGTAGTTAGTACTGTATCATCACAGCCGATGAAACCAGTATTACTAAATTTAGATGAGGATATGATAGGCAATTTACTTATCGTGTCAAAGCCGAAAGAAATAGAAGAAGGTGAAGCGAGAGAAGCAGCATATAATAAAGTAGCATCGGCATTAGATATTGACTTCCTACAGTTTGACGATTTAGAGGTAGATTATTTAGAGGAAGAAGAAGACCAGTGGGCAACTGGATTAGATATAGATTTTTTAGAGCAAAACTTTTTGGTAGATATTTTGGCTCAAATTAATAAAGAACTTGCTAAAGCTATGCGAAGTGAGTTTGATAAACAAAAATCTACAGGCGATATAAGATTAGGTAAAGATCCTGAAACTGGCATTATAATTCTAGATGAAGATCCACATTGGGTTTATTCTAGAGAGGGAGCAGGAAACTTTTTTGAACTTAGATTAGATAAAGAATATGGTTATGTAATTTCATTTACACAAAATGACTTTGCCATATTTGATTACGAACTAGGAGGAAATGACAATGTCATCAATATTTTACAAAATCAGTAGTATTATATTTTTTGTTTTATTTGCGACCGAAGCATTCGGTAGCGAACTTTATATAAACCAATCAGGAAATAATTTTAATCTAGAAGTAATTCAAGATGGTACTGGTAATAATTTAATTAGAGGATATCATAATCAAACTGCTAGTATCGTTGGTAATAATAACTCCCTAAAGATTACACAAAAACAAACTGTTTCAACTTCTACCTTCTCAACAGCACATGTTGATATTAATGGTCATAGTAATGATATATTCATGGGTATGGGTGTAGGCACTACAAACTTTACAAACTTTACACAAACAGATAATCAAGAAGCTGGCAATCACAATCAAAAGTTATATCTACAAGGAGATAATAACGATGTCTATATGGCTCAAAGAAATGGTTCACCAAGTCAAATATATAGTGCGCATTCAATAGATTTAAAAATATACAGTGATGGTAATAATGTTGGAATAATGCAAGGTCACGATGGGTCAAAAACATTTAACCTAACTATAAATAATGATAATAATAATGTAGTTGCTTATCAGATGGGTTATAACTCTGCTCATACTGCTACCATAACTCTAGATGGCAACTATCCGACTAACTTAGATCTCAACCAGAATAATGGATATAGCAACAGTTCGTACTCGCTTAATCAGTTTTGTAATTCTAGTAATGGGTGTAATGTCACAGTGGCAGATTAAAGAAAAAATAAATAACTAAATAATATTGTGGCTTATTCTAAAGAAGTCGTAGAAAGATTTGAAAGTGTTCTACGCAATCCTGAAAAGCATGCGGTTGGTAAATTCAATCCGCAGGATTCAGATATAGCCACTGGTATGGTTGGTGCCCCATCATGTGGGGATGTCATGAAACTTCAACTAAAACTTGACCAAGCTAACGATCCTGATAAAGCCAAGATATTAGATGTCAAGTTTAAAACATATGGGTGTGGTTCTGCTATTGCATCCTCTACAATGTTCGTAGATATGTTAAAAGGTAAAACTATTGAACAAGCTATGGCGATTACAAACGATGAGATAGCTGAAGCATTAGATTTACCACCAATTAAAATTCACTGTTCAGTATTAGCAGAAGAAGGAATAAAGAAAGCGATATCAAATTGGTATGATAAAAAAGATTCTAACACACTGGACTAGTGCGTTCATAACACTTGCCATTCTGGCAGGTATCGGATTATACAATCCTGACTTCAAAGAAATAATTAAATTAAAATCTTTTGATTTTCTATTAGCATCAGAAGAAAAAACTTTTTCTGAAGATATAGTTATAGTTGAAATAGACGAAGCTACATTAGATGTCAAAGGTCAATACCCATTCTCTAGAGTACACTACAGTTTCCTTATAGAAAAATTAAGAGAAGCTGGAGCAGGTGTAATAGTATTCCCAATATTATTCTCAGAAAAAGATAGAGAGGATGGCGACTGGGTGTTTGAATCTACACTAAAAGCAGGAACTGTTATCGCTCAATTAGGAACTAATGATATTAATAAGAATGGTGTGCCTAGAGGTGTGGCTAAAATAGGTGACCCATTACCATACTTATTTGAGTGGGGTGGTATGCTTGGTCCAATACCACAACTTGGTCAGGCAGCAAATGGTGTAGGTGTTGTAAATACTGCACCTGAAATAGATGGTGTTGTTCGTAGAGTTCCTCTACTTATGAAAATAGATAATGACATATATCCTAGTATAGCCATAGAAGTTATTAGAGTCGCAGTGGGCGACCCATCCTATCAAGTAAAAGCAGGTGATGGTGGCATACAAGCTATGAGAGTTCCAGGATTCGCTACTATTGAAACTGATGCGAATGCTAGAATATGGTTAAGGCACGATAAAGAATATCATACTATGTCAATGATGGATGTAGAAAATGGGATAAATGATTTATTATTATTTGGTAAAACTATAATCGTATCTCCAACTGCTGCTGGTATATCTAATATAATTGCTACACCAAGAGGTGAACAGTATTCACATTATATAACTGCTTCTACATTACAAACTGTTTTATCAGGCGAACAAATAACTAGAGTAGATTGGTTGCCATTAGCAGAAATAATGCTAATGATGTTTTGGTGTATTATTACTATCTTTGCTTGTAGGTTTTTACCTTATGCTTGGTTGGCAATTTATCTAGGTGTGGTTGTATCTGCTGCCATCGCGAAAGCATACTTCGCATTTACTTATTATGGTTGGCTAGTAGATGTATCTTGGTTTGTAATAGCTACATTCCTTGTAGGTTTTCATGCTACCTTTACTAGATTTATCCTAGAGTTTAATTTAAAACAACAAATAAGAAAACAGTTTGAAAGATATCTAGATCCAAGACAAGTTGCTATATTACAAAAAGATCCAAGTAAATTAAAACTGGGTGGTGAGAAAAGAGAGATGAGTTTCTTATTTATGGATATAGTTGGCTTTACTCCTATATCTGAGTATTTTAAAAATAAAGATGACCCAGAAGGATTAGTTGAACTCATTAATGATTACTTAAATCGTATGACTAAAATTGTATTGGCTAATGGTGGGTGTGTCGATAAATATATGGGCGACTGTATTATGGCATTCTGGAATGCTCCACTTGATTGTGATAATCACGCAGAGTTGGCAGTCAAAACTTCTATAGAGTGTGCTGAAGAAACACAAAAATTAAAGAAAGAATATAAAGAAGCAGGATTACCTGAGATTAATATTGGCTCAGGTGTAAATACTGGTACATGTATTGTAGGAAATATGGGTAGTGAAATGAGATTTGATTACTCAGTAATCGGTGACGCAGTAAACCTTGCTGCCAGATTAGAAGCTCAAACTAGAAACTATAAAAACTGTCATACTCTATATTCTCAGTACACCAAAGATGCCCTAAATAGTATTGAATCCAAAGAACTTGATAAAATCAAGGTGAAGGGAAAAGAAGAACTTATAACAATATACGAACCAAAATGATGCCAGATATTTTCATAGATACTATTTTTTACATAGTGCTTACTGCATTTGTAGGCAGTGGAGACACTCTTCATTCCAACTGGACTATACCATTTGAAAATAGAAACGAGTGTGCTTATTTTTTAAAGAATAATATAAAAGAATACCCATTACCATTTCAAAAGGATGAGACAGGAAACTACACTATATCTCATGGGGAAACTACTTACTATGTAGAATTTTGGTCACACTCATGTCAGGAATTTTACTATGACCAAGAAAGTGGTAAGTGGAAACAAGTCCCTTATTC